ATTTATTGCGTCCTGTATTTCTTCAAAAAATACATATTTTTTTATTTTATTAGTAGGAGTTACCCCAGTGATATCTGTAAAAAAATCTGGATCTAAGATCAGTTGTTGATTGTTCACATCTGTGGCGCTTACTTCAACTTCAAAATCATTTATATATCCATCTGTTTCTACAGTCTGACCAATAATATTTATTTTTGTATCTTTTCCTAAAGGAGTTGATGTCGGGGCTCCGTTGGTACCAGGCGTAGTATTGATACCTAAAATGTTTACAAAATCTTGCAGGATTTTACCTGTAAATGGATCATATACTAATTCATTTAGTGCATATGTAAATCTGGTATCTGCGACACTTCCGAAATAATATCTTAGTGATTTATATTCAACTGTGTATTTGTTTGTATTTTCTTGACTTGTAAACTTGACAAACCAATCATCATAGTCTGTCGTTTCGATGCTCCAGCGATTTTGATTTATCAATAATGAATTATTGAATACTAACGTAAAACTTTGCTGCAATTCTAATTTGATGATTGCTTCCTGTATCAAAGAAACGGGTAATGAATTATCAAATACCGGAATCACTTGTTTGAGTATACATCCAGAAGGCACATAACCGTTCAATGTTACTGGTCCTGTACCATTAGCAAAAGAACCTTCACCATTATTACTTCCGTCACCTACAACATTAAGCACACTTGTCCACAATGTAGTAGGATTATTTCCTACTAATCCTTTTATCAATCTATTATTATTATCAAAATAATAACCACTAGGAGCTTGGAATAGCAAAGTTGCACCTTTTGTGACATACTTCAAATTATTTGTATTGAAGATTCCAACCATAGTAGGTGTCAACAATCCTAAATCGTTTACATAAAAGTAACCATTTTCACTATTACCATTGACAACGCTAGTTTGCCAATACACGTTACTATCAGTAGTTGACGAGTCAAGAATTGGGTTAGTATAAGTAACATCAAATCTCTTGTACCAACTATCGGGTTCATCGCTTGATTGCGTTATATAAAATTGATTAGCGCGATTATCTGCCAATACACCTGCTAACGTGTTAGTCAAAAACGCTATGATGTCGCTAGTATTATTGATCGTGAGTGTAAGAACTCCCTGGGCATAATCTTCCCATAATGCCCCATCATCACCTAAATTGTTTATACTGCTATATTTACCTGTTGGATCTAACAAATCTAGATTTTTACTCACGCCGATACTACTACGATTGATTGCTTTTGATTTGATGATTGAACTGTATAGTGTATATGGGAAGTTGTTATAATCTTCGCCGTTGACCATACGATTTTGTGTGTAGTAGCGTGTTGGTGCGCGTTGCTTGATACTCGCAAGACTTTCGCGGGCTTGTGAGTTACTAATAGGTTCAAACAATGAGAGTCCTACAGTAAGATTTTCGGCACGTCCTTCGCGGCTTATATATGTAAATGTGACAGAAATTCCCTGCATTTCAATAGGATCGATTGTATAGGCTAATCCATTGCTTGCACGGACATAGGCTCTGAAAGTACCTACTGGTATATTACTAAATACGCCATCACCAAAAACATATGTCACTTGATCATTGAAACGTGAATCGACGCTGAATATATTTTTCTTACTAGTTTCGGTTTGCAGATATGCATCTGCGTAAATGTTATCAACTTTTTCCCATAATAATCTATCATTATTATTGACATTCAATTGATACAACCAAGTATCTTCATTGTTTATGCCCTGGATATCAATATCTATTGTTTGATTGGCAATTTGTTGTTCTAGAACAAAATCAAAATTGTTTAGCACACCTTGTTTGAAATAGAAAAAATATCCCGTATTAGGGCTTGCGAATCCTAAACGATCGTTTCTATAAAGCATGTTGAATCGTCCAGTAGGAGCAGGGGGAATTTCATAAAGATAATCTTTATCCATGCTTGTGACACTTACAAGTTCAAAATTCATATTAATACCATCTACTGTGCTGTTGAATGGTACTACTGGTAAACTACCATTAGGTATTTGTAATGTATATTCAGCAGTTGTGACTCCTAAAATATCACCTATATTGCCTGGACGTCCCACACGTTGTGTGTTTATTAGTGCTGCATTTATTATAGTATTGAATTGTTCAAACCAATTTGGATTGGCTGGATCGTTCCAAAGTATAGGAACATTACTCAAATTGGTTCCGTTCAAGTCTGTTATATTCTGACTTGTTTGTATGCTTGTGATTTTCAAATAACCCTGTGATTCAATGTTTCGTTTTGGTGTGTAACTTACTAAATTTGCTAATTTGATGACGCTATCACGGCGTTCCGCAGTGTCTATAAAATTTTCACGCGCATTCAAATCATTTCTAAAGGCAAGACCCTGACCCATGAACGCCATAACATCAAGTAATGCGATAAATTCGCTACTTTCGATATAGTCATTATATGTTTCTGGATAATAAACACGTAGGTAATCTATAAAACTTTTACGCAATGTTTCATAATCGTAACTACGAAAGTCAGCTTCTCGGAATGTCTGGTATAACGTTTTCCAGTCATTGACTCCAAAGAGTGCTGCTTGTCTAGTGCTTTTTGCCATAGTAAGTCTCTGTTTTTATTATTTATCTAACCTAAAAACATGACTTTTAAGTTTGGATTGATGCAGTATTCGTATTACTATCAAAAAATACGCTAAGTATCGATGCCTGATTGAATGGAACTACTGCTAGTTGCACTTCCATCAATATTCCGTTTTCTTGAGGGAAGCATTTTACATAATCAACTAACAATCTGGGATCCTGTGCTGCTACTCTGCGAATTTCAGTTTCAAGCGCAAATTGAACGTCTTGAGTGTTAGGATCGAATACAAAATCCCATAGGGTAGTGCCATATTGAGGTTGTCCTACCTTTTCTCCTATCCGTATGTTTAGTGCATTTATCAAGTCCTGCACGACAAGATTTTCATCAAGTATTCTAAATTTTTTACCAGGTATTACAGGAGCGGTAGTGCTACCGGGACCACCACCTATCCCATAGGGTAGATTAGTTGATCTTGGTTTATTTGCGTTTATTGTACTAAAACCTATATATTGTGGCATAAAAGTATTTATAGATGTTATGTGGCAGAACCTATGCCAGTAGAACTATTGCCTGCTAATATGCGTCCTGTGTTCGGTTCAGTACCTTCAGGCGTAGTTTGTCCTAATGGATATCTGGCATAGAATTGATTATTATATTTTTCTATCTCTTTATCTTTTGCCTGCCATGCTTTTGATGCTGCTCTAAACTTTTTCCGTGCTTGTTCTACTAATGGGTCTCCTTGAGGCAGGTCATTTGATAACTTCAACATTTCCCGTCCGGCAGCATCCATTTCTTTTCCTAATGCTTCATATTCTTTGTATAACTCATCTTGTTTTTTCTTATACTCGTTCAAATCATTCTTATTTTCTTCCAGTTTAGATTTAGCACCTTCATCTACTTCACCGAATTTAGGAGCTGGTATAGCTGGATCTCCCAATTGATCGCTTACTGCTGCTTTAATACTTGACCTATCTGTAGTGTTTACTGCTAACGCCGGTACTTTGATGCCTGAACCGGCAGCGGCAACAGATCCTAATGCACTTTGTAATTGGGCTGCTGCGCCTGCTGGTAATCCGGAAGATGCTAAAGATTTTAGTCCATCTAATTTACTCGTGGCTTTTCCTAATAAATCACTTGCTTTTCCACTGAGTTGATTACCTACATTATTTAACGCATTAGTAGCAGAGCCACCGATTGCGGCTTTGAGATCTCCTGTGCCTGGAAGTGAGGTCCCAATATTTTTTGCAAGGTTAGTGATGCTTGCTGCGGCAGATTGTCCACCGGGTAAATTACTCAATCCACTTGCTATGCTAGAAACACTGCCGGCTAAACCACTTGCTTGAGATTTTGCGATATCAACTAAAGATCCTGAACCTGCAGGATTTTTTATCATCGAGGCAACATTTGTGAACGCCCCTGCAGCATCTTTTGCTACTGTTGCTGCGCCTGACAATTGATTTATACCTTCGGTTATATTTGTAGAAACTGCTCCCGAGATACTACCTTTCGCTGCATTTACTAAAGAATCTGCTACGCTTCCAGCATTAGGCAAAGTTTTACCTAAAGCATTGTCAATAAGTTTATTAGTTTGATTTTCTAGTGCACCTAAGGCAGCGCCTTTTAGTAATTGTCCTGCTTGATTTACTAAACCCTTACTATCAATTTTAGATTTTGCTAATGCGGCAGCGTCAGTAGCAGCACTTCCTGCAGCGGATGCCGATACTGCCATTGTATCATTTGCTGCCTCCTTAGCGATTGCTGTAAGATTTTGAGGAACGCCGGGAGTCATAGATTTCATACTGGCTTTGATCGCACTAAATGCTCCAGCAGCAATGCCTTGGCTTTGTGATATAACATCTTGAAGCGAAGGGGATTTTGCTGCTGCTTCTATCGATCCCGCTAATCCAGATAATGCGCCTGCTCCTGCCTGACCTATCTTAGCAGCAAAGTTTCCGCCTGCTATATCTTTCATAGCGCCACTAAGTTTGTTAGATAATCCTTTACCTTGCAATGCAATGCCTGCTGGTCCGCTGATTGATCCCGCTCCTGCAGCCAAGGCTCCTGCCATACCACCGCCTGCCTGTGCTACTGATCCCTTGACCGCCCCTAACGTTGCATCTAAACCATTTTTTGCTGTGCTTAGTACCATGCCACCTAGGGCTGAGGCAGATTCGGCTCCGGACATGATTCCTGCATTTTGTAACTTAGTTTGTGCTACTTGTATATTTTTGCTAAACGAATCCATTTGTGCTGTAGGATTGTTTATAAATTGTGTGAGTGAGCTTGCGCCGTTCGCGCCTGCAAATACCGATGTAGGCATGGCTGCTGCGACATTGCCTGTTGCTGATGCTACGCTCGTAACTAATGCCGCTGCGCCGGGTTTCAACACTCCGCCTGTTTCGAGCTGTTGCGCTGTTTGCGGTATTGATTTTCCTGCTGCTACTACTGTTCCTCCTGCTGTGCTTGCAACCGCCGTGCCTTGAGTAGCGGCTGCTTTTAGAGGGCCATTAGCGGCATCAGTTGCAGCCTGACCTGCCAAAGCTTGTGTGGTCTGCTTGTCGATTGATGCGCTAGATGCTTTTGCAGCGGGGGCTGTAGCCGCCGTTGCTGCCTGGACAGGGTTATCGACTCCTGCACTTGCAGCACTAGAATTGGCAGCTTGTACAGGACCGCTAGGTGCTGCTGGCAAATTAGAACTTGCATCAGGATTATTTTTTACATCTACTCCCAATCCCGCATCACTCCAAGGAGCATGGGCAGGTGCTCGACTAGTGATGCTAGTCAATTTAGCCGGTGCTGCTAGCCAACCTTTCTCCTTATCAAACAAAGTATCAGTATGTAGAGTTTTATCTATAGCCTGCACCTCTGCAGGTTTAGTGCCTGTTTGTCCACTATTAAGATTTACTTTACTGCCATTCACATATGCGATTGCCCCGGTGGCCATGCTAATGTCGCCCCCGCTTTCCATGCTCATGGCACCACTAACTTTTATAGTATGTTTACCTAAAGTGAATGCACTGAAATCTGCACCGGTACGTTGTTTATATTCTTTTTCAGAATTTAGGTGTATATTTTCTCCTTGCAAGTTTAAATTTTTTGTAGCGTGTATGTTGATATCATTATCAGCATGTAAATTTAGATCTCCTTGCGTTCGTAAGTTTATAGAATTCGTAGCAAAAACATCAACCGTGCCTTCTTTCCCTAACTCAATGTAACTTTGTCCATTACTGTGAAGTATCATTAACGTTTGACCATCATCACTCATCAATATTTGATGACCTAATGCAGTACGAATTCTTACTAGTTGATCACGACCAATTATATCGCCGTCATCCATAACAATAGTATGTCCGCCTCTGCGTGATACTACGCGCAACGATTTCGCTTTGTTAGCATCTCCTTTTATGTTTTCTGCAATACTGGTGTCATCATAACCGCCTTCATATATTGGTCTGCCGGGCGTGCTAACGCCCCAACCAACACGACTCGGTGTCTCGCGCTGACTGCTTGAACTTATAGGTCCCCTCACTGGATCGCGTATAATACCTTGTTGATTCATAATTGTTGCGCTATAACTATGAATTGGTTTTGGTGCGTTCAAATAATCTGTGCTGTCTGCGATGCCTTTATTGTTTGTGTTGATGTTAGTGACCGGCAATCTTAGTGCGCCGCCGTAACTTTTTGCCTCACCTTCATTAGGTATAATATTGTCTGTAGCTCCTATAGCAGGAACCATAGTCAGTGCTTCAGGTTCAGGAATACAACCAATATAAAAGCCATAATTCATGTCTCCATTGATAAAGACACACACAACTTGTGTATCAATATCGGGAGGACTCATCCACATGCCGTAACTACTTGGATTACCTTTATATGTGCCTAAACTATCATTTGCTGCATCTGGTCTGGTCAATCCATAATATGGTGGTAAAAATCTTACTGGTCGCCAGTTTGCCTTATCATTAGGATCAAGACCGCTGTTGTCAGCAATATAGACCATAATTTTTCCGCTACGTGTAGGATCTACATTATCTTTTACGATACCTATTATAGGTGCAATACGTGGATTGCTTCCTCCCTTATCTACACTACTTCTTTTTGTAGAACCTTTAGGCTTTATAATATCTTCAGGCATTAGCCTCTACCCCCACGTATGTTTGCGATTTCATCTGGCATATATCCTAATGCAAATAATTCTGCATCTGATTTATTTGCTAGGTTGTCTGATTCTCTAGGTTGTTGTTGTACCTTTTTACTGGTAATTGCTACAGGTTGTAAATCATCGTCTGCTGTTTGTCCATTAGGTGTATTCACGGTTCCTGAAGTTGGATTTCCAACAGTGTTAGTATTACCTGGGCTATTAGCAGGACTTCCTGCTTTTGCTCCTGTAATCGGAGGATCAGCCCTTTGCCCTGTGTTGGCGCCGCTAGCCTTTGTATTACCTGCTGCTGCTCCGGAATTATCTTTGTTGGCTGTTCCTGATGAGCCTTCTCTGCCGGCTTCGCTTTGTGTTTTTTCTTCGGTTTTATCAGTAAATGATGTAGATGCTCGTAGATCAAGAACTTGTTCGAATCGTCCATTTGAAAAAGTACTAGTGACATTTATAACTTCAAAAATTACGCCTTTTGCTACTTTCTTTACGCTTTCAGGATATTCTATAAAAAGAATATCCTCGTTTATCATTTGTAAACCTTTACTGTTTTGATAATCCATTGCTTCTTTCATCTCTACTTCAACGTACACGGTTCCGCCGTGTGCGCTAATAGTAAATCCATCACTACCATAAAATTTATTATAAAATTCATTGATGCTTGAGATTTGTGGTCTAATCAAAAAATCAGGATCTCCTAATATTTTTATTTTAGCAGAGGCATAAGACGTTGGATCTAATAACTGTGTAGCAA